GATAGATCACCAATAGAAATGTTATTTACATTAGTTGATACACTAACATCAGCGTCAGCTCTAGCAGCGGTAATATCTCCTAAGCTTATTGTAGCTTGAATACCCTCTAGGTTTACCGGTTGATGAGTTGATTCACCAAAAGCAAATTCAGCAAAAGGAGATATACCAAACATTCTACCTTGCCGTTACTGGCGCTCCTTCACTACTTACAAATGGATGTTCTGCAAATGCCATATAGATGTATGTGCCTCCAGAAGTATTTATACCTGCTATATCATTTCTTGCCTTAAAACCATTTGATAAAATATCTATTGTTTCTGTTGTGCTTGTGCTTTCAACATTATTTAAATCTGCCCAAACTCTATTTAAAACTACATTAGAAGGGCTTCTTGATGTATCTCTCATTGACCAAGAAGATGTGTTATCAGTTCTTTTAATCATCACAAAAGCAGGTCTAAAGCCTGTATAAACGAATGTTCCGTCAGTGCTACCATTACCTGTATAAGAACCAAACTTTGAGTAGCCTTTTATTTCTGCAAAAAAATATCCAACATGAGCATCATTTTGTGATGTAGAAGCATCAAAACCAAATAGAGTAGAACTTAAACCTTGAGTACCCCAAATGCTGTTAACGGCTGTTGCTTTAGCATCATTTTTATTTAATGCAACATAGCCACCTGCACTTGCAGGGTCACCAAATGCTTGATGCCAAGTCCACCAGTTTCTTTCAGACGTATCTCTATCTTTAGTAATAACCATAGCAGGCGTTGTTCCCAATCCATGCCCTATTGTATAAGCACCATTTGCTGCAGTCCAAGTCACAATACTAATCCCTGCTGTTGTATTAGCTTGAACTGTTGAGGTGACACTTCCTGATGTATTAGATGATGTAGTACCACCATTAACTTTCCATTGCCATGCTACATAAGTAAAATTGTTGTAATTACTTGAACCATCATCTGTGCCTAAAGTAAAACCATCGCTGTCAAAAGATTTAATTTCAGCTCTATCAGATGGTTCAGCATAATCCTGATTAGATTTAAGCCTTTTTAAATTTCCTCTACTAGAATCTACTAAAACGTGGTCGTCAGCTTGTCCACTACGAATTTTCACCCAAATCCAATCAGGTTGTAAATTTGAATTACCAGTGTTAGTTACTGCATGATTTGTATTACTATTACCTGTATATGTAACTGTCTGAAAATATACTGAAGGGTCGTCTATTGTTGTATAAGCCATTATCCAAAATCCGCTAAATTTTTTGTGTTAAGTGCATAATATCCTGATGGTGGTGAATAATAAAAATCTCCATATCCATTAGCATCTGAATTACCTTGTGCAGTTTTGTTTCCTGCAAAACTTCCGTCTTGTCCAAAGTTTACAAGTTGTGCGGTGTAGGTTGAACCGCTTGATACACGATAATTTGTTGCATGAAAAACTTTATCTCCTGTAATACTTGAGTATGTAGGTGAAGTATCTGTGCTTGGATTTCCCGTTCTCCAAGTATTATTTTTGCCAAACCATATTTTTCCATTATCCGCATCATAAGCTACTTGAAAAATATCTCCTACGGCAGGGTCCTCGTCATTTACTTTATTTGCTTCAGTTCCACTAGCTGAAACCGTTGCAACATAACGAGGAACATTAGCATCTTGCCATACTATAGCATATTGATTAGCATTATTATAAGCATTTTGATTAGCAGTTGTTGGTTCAGTTATTCCAAAAGTTCCAGATTGTCCATTAACATAAGTTAAAACAGTTTCTGCATACCATTTACCTGAATCTTGAATTAATATAGTGCCACCTGTATTAGACCAACCATTTCCTGTCGGAGTAGTTAATAAATTACCTTCAGATAATGTTGGTGCGGGACTTGAAACAACTAAAGGATTTAAAGTGCAAAAATTATTAGTACAAGTATCTGTGGTTACATCTGTAGCTGCAATACCAGATACTGCAAAATGATTACCTTGACCTGATGTATCTGCACCTATACCACTAGAGTTTTGACTTGTTCCTGTTTGTTTAAACTGTAAAAAATAACCATTAGTACCATAGCTTCCTGTATATCTTTTTGGAACCCAAACTCCGTTATCATTAAACTCTCCAAAATCTGTTTGTGCTTTTTGTGAGCCGTCCACAAAATTAACTTCTGTCATGTAACCATCATAGTAATCAGTATAAGCAGGAACATTTAAACCAAGATATGTTGCTTGTGAATTATTATTAAATCTTGTCTCATAATTTTGAGAAGGGTAGTTTGGGCTATTAAAACTAGTTACTTGTGAACCATTGACATAAATTTTTACTCTGTCCGAGTCTGTGCTTTGTGTTGTATCTACTGCAACAACTATATGATACCAAGCTGCAGGGTCACGAAAAAGTGCATTTGTATCAAGTAAAAGTTCAGGTGAATTGTTTGTTGATTCTTTAAATCTCAAATAACCAGTAGCATCAAATCTAAGTTGTGACTCATCATTACCATCAATACCTGCACTAAGAATATTTTGTCTTGTATCTATTACTGCTCTTTTTATCCACCCACTCCAAGTCCAAGTTCTTCTATTACCTGCAGTTTGTGTTCTATTTAAGTAAGCACTACTACCATCATCAAATCTTAAAGAGTTACTTACTTCGTAACCACCACTTACTGAATTAGCACCTAAGATACTAACCATACTATACTACCTCTTTTGGAAACTCGCCTAGTGGTCTTGTGACTGAACCATCTTCTTGTTCTTTGTATGTCAATAAAGTTATTAATGCGTCTACATCCGAACAATTATCTATAGATGTTTCCATCGCATTAACTTTAGTTCTGACTGCCGCTCTGTATGTTTTAATATTATCAGGTACAGAATAAGAATCTACATCTGCAGCTTTGATTACATACCAATCTGTCTTAGCTAGTAGTCCTGCAGCTTCTGCATTAAATTTATTTTTATAAAAAGTTTTAAGACCATAGTTAATTACTTGATTACCATCAGCATCTTTTACTTTATCACCATTCTCATCAACTGCATCTTCGTCTGCTAGTTTTTTAGCAGTAGCTGTTCCATAACTACCTGTTACTTTGTCACTACCAAATGCATAAGTAATATTCGTATTAATATAAAACTCTTCGTCTTTTCTATTAGTGCTATCTATTTCTACAGTATAAATGCCGATAGCGTTTCTTTCTGCTTCAGTCCATAAAGTATAAATAGTTTTAGGATATTGATTATCTCCTATTGTAATTCCTTTGTTACCTTTGGGGAATTGTGTGATTGTTCCTGATTCTACTAATGCAAACATATTTACTCCTATGATAATGTTAGGTTAAGATTTCTACCTACCTCTAAAAACTTTGAACCATTGTATCTAAATACAAATAAATCACCTTTACTAGCAGTGGTTGTTAGTGTCGGTGCGGTGTCTTCGGTAAACTCATATGCAGCATTAAATGTAACTGTTCTTGAACCTGTGCCGTCTTGAATAATTAATAAAGATACAAACTGCCCTGTCTGTGCGTTGGTTCCTGCACCTAATGTTCTGTTACCACCTAATGTTACTTTTGCTACAGGCGATGTTGATACGTCCCATGATATTGTAGATGCATCTGTTAGTGTTGCTTCTGCATTATATGCACCAACATTAAACTTTGCATTAGCTGAAGATAATACAAATCTATCTGTGCCACCAGTCTTAAAATCTATTTGATCATCTGTATCTGCGTGGAGGCTTGTGTCACCATCAACATCTAAAATTAACTCTTCACCATTCAAATCTCTGTTCATTGGTCCACCCACTGCACCAGATATTTCTACAATAAAGATTGATGCTCCACTTGCAGGTGCTGTAGTAAATGTAATCTGTGTTCCTCCTGTAGCTAGTGTATAGTCTGTTCCGGGTTTTTGTATAACACCATCATGAGATACTAATAGCTGTGCTGCAGAACCTACCTGTGTTCCTAAACTAAATGTTGTGTTAGAACCATTGTAAGTATTACCACTTGTGTCTAAGACACTGAAGGTTCCGTTTTTAATTGATTGTCCTATGTATGCCATGTCTTACCCCTTTGGATATTTATCCTTAATTGGTTTTATCATTTCTTCTTTCCATTTATCAACGCCATCATGGTATATTTTATCAAGTTGGTCTTTTACACTAGGGTACTCGGCAGCTCTTTTATATTGATATTCATTTGGGTCAGTCCATGCTTCTACTTGTGTCCAATCAATAGTTACATTATTTCCATTATTATCTACTGCTACTGTATCATCTTTAGTATATCCATTTATAGTCACAGCGTTACTATGAATTGCTCTGATTGCTTTATGTAAATCTGTCATTATGCTAGTATCTCCATTGCTGTTATTGATGATGCACCTCTAGATACTGTATCTGCATCTGCATCACCTGGGCTTCTATTTAAACGAAATGTAGAACTTCCTTCTGCACAGCCAGTTACTTTATATGTTTGTTCGCTAGTAGATGAGGGACTATCAAGAAAAGATATATGATAATTAAAAAGTGCATTGTTACCCTCTTGTTCATGTCCTGTATTTACTCCTGAAATTTGACTACCAGTAGGACTACCATTACCAATAGCAGTACTATCTCTTTTAAGGCCAAGAAAACATCTAGTGGTTTCGTTTGATGTTGCTGTAACAGAAGCTATTACTAAAATTTTAGATGATGTAGCACTTGGTGTAATTGCTACACTCAATCCTGTTACATCAGCCAAAGTAGTTGAGGTAGTGCTAAAACTTGTTGCGTTGGTGTGGGTTGATACTACCTGCCCCACTTTCCCCGGACTAAAACCTGCCTTAGCTGCAGTAACCGCATCATCAGCAATATCTGCCGTGGCTATTGTGCCGTCTGTAATACCACCTGATACTATTTGTGTCTTACTCATCTATCCTCCTTATGCCCCTACTTCCATTAAAATAATACTTGACCTTCCGTTATTTGGTTGTGTGTAAACTGTTCCAGACGCATTTGCATTTCTAAATCTAGTTTTGTATGCGACAGAACTTGTCGAACTGGGCGAGTCAAGCCAAACTAAAGAACTAGTACCTGGATATAAGTTTAATGCACTCCCTGTTCTAATATCATCATTTAACCATTCACTTACAATTGTAGTGCTATCTCTATATAGGTAAGCATCTATTTGTGTGTCATTTGCATTTTTACCAAATGTTTGAGTTAAACTTATAAAAACTTTACTTGAAGTAGATGATGGTGTGATACTCGCTGTTAATCCTGTATCTACTTGTGAGCCAGAAGTTTCTGTAACTTGCGTCACTGTAGAGCCATGAACTATTTGCAAAATTTTTCCAAAGCCTGTCGCTTTTGCTAAAGTCACTGCGTTGTCTGCTATACTATTTGTTCCTATTGTACTAAGTGCCATGTTTAACTCTTATCTGCTATTAACTTATTCTTCCAAGCTGTTTTAACGTCATCAGTCCACACAGCATTTGCTACTGCTTGTACCTCTGCGTCTTCACCTGAAATGTCAGTTGCAATCAAATTATTACTAGCGTCTAAAGTTCCAGGATGTATTACATGTCTGTGTCTGCTTCTACTAATCTCTACGCTATCTTCTTTAATAACTGTATCAGTAGCAACTTGAACAGCTTTGTATGTTCCTACGACTTCTATTTTTGCTATTTCTGTTTCTTTTGTTATTGCCATTTTTATTCTCCTTAACTTGTAAAATATGCTCCTGCCATCATTACATACTTTGTTCCTGTAACTGTACTAGCTGGTGTTAGACTATCAACAAACATAAAATGAAATTCTGTACTACCATTATTAAAATATCCATTTCCACCATCTGTATTTGCATAAGAACAATGTGTAACCGAAGCCGCAGCGTGTTGAACACCTACTGTAAAAGGTAATCCTGTTATTTGAGCATTTACAGCACTAGATACACTTAATGCTGAACTATAAACAACAATATTTACTAATCTTCCTATTTTTGTGTAATAGCCTGTTGCTGTACTACTTGAACCAGTAAACGATGCAGTGAAAGTACCTTCCTCATAATCATCTAAGGCATTGGCAGTTGCAGTATCTGCATTAAAAGTAATACCACCAGATGCAAGAATACGCATTTTCTCACCAAGAGTTCCGGCATTGTCAGTTTTAAATACTATATCTCTTGTTCTTCCATTTGATTGCTGAGTTACTGATAAAATTTCACTACCTCTAGCATCACCAAAAGCTGAACTAAAACTTGCGTCATTTACACCAAAACGAATACCACTTCCTGTTCCCGATGATGCAGTTGATGCTGTAGGAAAGTCGTTGTTAACAGAAATTCCAGTTATGCTTCCGTTTGAAGCATCATCATAAGTAAAAGGTTTAGAAAGTGTATCACTAGTAACGGACCCTGCGGGTGGATTGATAGTCCCTACAGCCTTTGCTTGATGAACTACATAAATATTATTTGTACCAGAAGGAGGTGCTCCAGTAAATGTAAGCGTGGTTCCGTTTAAGGTGTATGCAGAGTTGGGGTCCTGTCTAACATTTTCTACAAAAACTTCTATATCTAATACTGAACTCGGTGCAATATCTAATGTAAAAGCTGTTGTGCTTCCGTCACCACTAAACCTTTTACCTTGTAAAGATTGAAACTGATTGGTTGTATCTATAGGTGTACCAATGTATGACATTCTAGGTTATCTCCATAATTGATAAAGCTATATCTGCAGCACCTGAAGCTGTTAACGAAAGTGTGTCAGTTGTTTCCATAACCACTTTGTTACCAGACAATAATTCAAGCGTACCACCTACAGGTATGGGTGCATTAGTTACTAACTCAACTGTTTGGTTAGCTTCATTATTTGCACCTGCTCTGTTGGAAGTATCTGAACCTAAACTTACTGTTGCAGTGACTTGTGCTGTAGTTGTGTTACCTATCATAATACCAAGAACCACAGTTGTTGTGGAGCTAGCTACTGTATAAATAACATCAGCGCTAGTTACACCTGCTTTTGATACTAATTTAAAAGTATTGGCCATTTACCCTCCTATCCTAATGCAATAGCTAATGCTGTAGGATCTTCAGTTGAAAATCCTGCATTAGATAAATATGTTTTTACGTCTGACAAAGCAACTTGCTTCATCGTTCCTGCATCATTGGTAACTACTCTATCAGCATCTACTAAAGTTGTTGATGAGGCAGATGTGTCACCATCCATGATGTTTAGTTCTGTAGCAGTGCTTGTTACACCATCAAGAATATTCAGTTCAGATGCTGTTGAGGTAACACCATCTAAAATATTTAATTCGGATGTAGTTGCAGTAACTCCATCTAATAAGTTTACTTCTGTAGCTGTGGCTGTAATAGCTACATCTTCATTTAATTTTGGTGAGGTTAATCTTTTATTTGTAAGTGTTTGTGTAATGTCAACCGCAACCAAGTCTTGCGTATCACTAGATCCACTATTAGGTAATCTTAAAGTATTGCTTGCACTAGCTGAATGTGGTTGTGGTTGTAATGTTTGAAAGTGAGCATTTGATGATTCACAATACATTTTAAGTGAAGCTGGTGAACCACTATTTGATTTAAATTCAATAACACCACCTAAAACAGTAAGATCGTCACCTACACTAACATCAGCAGTGACTGTTAAATTACCTGTGCTGTCTAATTTTAGTCCATTACCAGAACCTACAGTTCCTCCTGATTTAATTACTAAATTATCACTATCAGAATCATCTACAGCAAAATGAAATTTATCTGCTCCTTGTGTATCTAATATTATTGCTGGATCGCCAGATGCCACATCTATTTCAATATTACCTGTAAAAGTTGCACCTGATAAACTCGCAAAAGTAGAAGATAGAGCAGTTCCGTTTAATGTAATTGCATCTGCTTCAAGAGTTCCGTCAATGTCTGCATCACCAGATATATCTAGAGTAGCTGCATCTAATTCACCTGAAGCTGTAAGATTTGTAACACCTGTTATGGCACCACCAAAAGCTACGTTATTACTTCCATCTTCAAATATTAATTTACTTGCAGGTAGGGTACAAAAAACATCTTTAGTGCCTGAACTAAAATTAACAGCACTATCACTATTAGAACTAGATATGACAGTAGTTCTTGTTAAATCAGAGCTATCGCCATCTAAAGTTCCAAGACCTACTTCAAATTCAGCCTGGTCTTGATGTGCTATACAATAGTAAACTGTATTTGAATTACCAATACCTGCTGCAAAAGTTTCAAAACCAGTAACTGCACCAGCGAGTGATACGGCACCTGTACCTGTGGTGGTGGTTGTTTCTTTTACTCTATCATTAATGACTAATGCCATTTAAATTTTCTCCTATGCTAATCTTAATATAGCGTTACTTGCGTCAGCAGTTGGAAACTGAATTGTAAACGTACCACTTGTAGATGTTTTATCTCCACCAAAGTCTAATACTGCTACAGCTTTGTTTGAATCAGAGCTGTTATATATTAAAGCTCCTCTCGCTGTAATTGTTGCTGATGTAAAAGATATATCCGCAAAATCACAAATAGCAGTTGTACCAGATGTCGTAGGTGTTACGCTTGTTAATGTTCCTCCACCAGATGAATATGTTCCTGAATCAGAAACTTCATTTGATGTGCTGAAAGCAGTAGTGCTTGCGTCTAAACTTGCAGAACTCGTATACAGGGCTATTTTAAAAGTATCGCCCGATGTTGCTGTAAAGTTATGAGTGCCAGTTAAAAGCTCTTGTTTAAAACTTGTGCACACAGCTTGTGTAATCGACATTTTTTAATCCTCCTTACGGACTTGTTGATTTAATAGGTAGCCTAATAGCTCCCTGCATATACTCATCTCTACGATGCCTTCCTTGTTGCTCTACAGCTAATTCTTGAATAGCACGTTGATATGATTGTTCGTATAATTGCAGCATTTCTGCTGGTCCCTTTAAATATTTAAAGGCTTCGGCAAGGCATCCGTACAATAAAGCACTTGGAGCATTACTGCCTAACCAAGACGTTGTATTTGTACTTGATAACCTTGTTGGTAATCTTGTAATTCCTAATTCGACATTATAAGCAGAATCTGGTGTAGGTGCAACTATTAAAGAGTTGTGGTCCCACCATGCCCAATAAACTGGAGTTCCAGTAGATGTTCTATCAGGAGCATATTCTGAAATAAACGATACATCTCTTTGTTCTAAATTAGTTCTAGTAGGAGTTCCTGAAGCGGGAAAAATATGCATCGTCCTTATTGTTCCTAATGACGTTAGATCAGGAGAAGATCCACCTGGTAACGACACAAAAGGATTTGAAGTTGTTAGATTTGCAGATTGATTTGATTTAAAAACATCTAAATCAACATCTCTAAAAATTCTGTTTTCAACATGTTCAATAAAATCATTTGTTATTGTAGATGTTAAAACATCACTGCTTACCTCAGTATAGTCTAATATTTGTTGTGTTAGTTCTGCGTATGTTGTCATGATATACTCACTGTCACTGCATTTACTTTAGCAGAAAAAATAATTTCATTTGGTTTTTGTGGAGCCATTGTGTTATTTTGATCAAAGAAAGTCTTACTACCCACCAAAACTTCTACTGGCTCTGACCTATCTGACCTGGCATTTTTTAATGCCTCTGCATCGGCTCTGTGTGTAGAGGGGTTATCTTCTTGTGGATGTTCAGGTTCAAACTCTGATTTATGCACAAACACTCCATCATGCTCTTCAATCATTTCTGTATAAGGAAAGGCAAATCCACTACGATCAGATATTGCTTTTGCGTATTTTCCTCTTGCTGTTGCCATTACATTACCCCCACATCAGGAACTATTTTTATACTAGCCCTAGTGCTATCTTCAGCAGAAGCTCTTTGCCATTCGTCTTCATAAACTTGTTTTAATAGTTGTATTCTGTCAGGTGCCTTTTTCATAGCTATGTAGTATGAAAGTCCTGATACTAAACAAGGAAAAAATCTAAAAGGCACTTCTGGGTTTTGTGTATAGGTTCCTGCATCTGCAATTCTAGTCATTGCATAATATTTAAAAGTATCTGCTGAATCGGGTGTAGCATAAACATATAACTTAGGTGTTATTGATCTTTCAACATAGTATTGTGTTGGAGAAGCAGAAGTAGATTTCTTTGATATATTTAGATACTCAGCTCTGCTTATTCTTTCTATTTGTCTATCAACTGTGGAGTCACTAGCCTCTGTTATGACAGCAGATAATACATCTACTAAATCATCATCTAAATCGTAAGATGATGTTCCTGCAACAAGAGTTTTAGTTCTTTGTTCAATTGTCCAAAGATTTAATCCTCTGTTAGCCCATTCAGCAAACAACAGATTTAAAGATCTTCTAGCAGTTTTAAGATCATATCCAGACCTTACATAAAGGCCACATCTTTCATATGACTCTGCTATGACCTCTTCGATCGTGAGAGTAAATGCGTTAGTACCTGAGTATGACGGCATATTTTACTCCTAATAATTCTTAATAAATTCTGCTATACAAGTGTAAGTATTTCCAGAATCAGCTGCTCCTGGCACAACAAAGTTCACATCATTTTCATTTGAGTTACTGCTAGTGTTTGCTGGTATACCACCAAACTCTCTAAAATCCCAATAACCAGAATCTATCAAAGTTATTATAGGAATATCTCCATCTGAATCTTCATAGTCTAAACGTGCAAAAGAATCTCCACCATCTCCATTAGCACATGACCACCATACTCTTTGTAAAGAAATTGTTGAAACAGATTGATTTTCTTTGTTATCAGCTAAAGCTGAGACGTCACCAAAGACAGTGGTGCTACCTGTGCCATCAGATTGCACTACTATTTTTATAGTAACTCTTTTATCATTTTGTTGTAGGATTGTAGGTCCTGTTACTGTATCCGCCATTGTTTCCCTCCTTAATTAAGAAACAGTAAGGGCCGAAGCCCTTACTTTAATTATTATTATTGATCTGCAAATGCAGGTGCATCTGCACCTTCTGCGTAACCCCAAATATAATAATTGGTGCTATCTTTAGCAACAATATTAATTTCAAACAAACCACTGTCTGTAAGAGTTAATTTTGAGTTAGAGTTTCCATCAGAGTAAACAGATACGTTATCTGCATCAGAATCTAAATGAACAACACCACCTAGGAAAAAATTACTATTTCCTGGAGTTACTATGATTAAGTTTTCTGTCTCTTCTGCAGCTCCACCATAAATTAATTTATAAGTTTGACCAGCTACTGGAGCAGGTAAAGTTATAGTTCTATTAGCTGCAAGTGCTGGAACTACTAAAGTTCTACCACTATGTGTTGCGGCATCAAGAGTTTTATCTTCATCTCCTAATGCAACAGGAGCATCACCCATTGTAATGATTTCAGTAATTGTTCCTGTACTAGCGTTTTTGCTTACAGTTTTTACTGTGCTTTCAGATCTTAAAGGACCTGTAAAAGTTGAATTAGCCATTTTAAACCTCCTTGGTTATATAGACCACACTACATAGTCTCTATACCGTCTGCATGAGCAGTCTATGTAGCTCTTACTTTAATATATACAGTTTTGAGTGAAATTTGCAATAAGAAGAATGGGGGATATACCCCCATTCTTTGGTTATTTATTACGCTCCTGGTGAGCCAAAGATACCTCTAGGATCAGAGAATCCAAATGAATATCTCTCTCTAGCTTTGTATCTTACGTTACCTGTATCAAAATCGCCTTCCATAGAAGTTTTGATAGGCGCACGATTAAAGTGCTTTAGACCATTAGGTGCATCAGTTTTAATAAAGAATGCATCTGTATCTGTTAGATAATGGTTGATAACGTATCCGCCAGGGATCATGCCCATGTTACCGATAGCGTTAATGTCATTATCTGAAGTTGCAGTTCTTAACTGACTCTTCATTAATCTTTCAGCTACGAACTGAAGATTAACAGGAATGATCATCTTTGTTGCCTTTACAGCGATTTTTAGACCACGATTGTCAATGAAATTAGCAATGTCAATTAATGATTGCTCTAAAGAAGTTTCATTGAGGTCAGCAGATGTTGCTAGTTCGTTGGCATAATTGCCACCACCCACTGTTAAGTGTGCAGTTGAACATAATTCAACACCGTCTCCGCCTGTGAAGGAAGAGTTAAATGCTCTGTTAAGAACATTTGCGCCTTTGATTTCTTTAGCGTTAGCCATTGAACGTGCTAAAGCCTTTGTGTATCTAGAACTTAGGCTGTCGTAAAGGTTGTCCTCTACTGCTTCCTCAGTAATAGCAAATGCTAAAGCAATTGTTTCGTGTGAGTAACGACTAGTGAAAGCTTCTGTAGCATCGTCAAATTGTACGCTTGCTCCTTCAGCTTTTACTGGTGCACTACCGAAGCCAGAAAGTTCTACTTCTTCTTCAAACGCTCTGTCTGAAGTTTCAGTGTCAAAAATTTCTGCCCACTCCTGCTCGTATCTACCATATTCTAGACCAAACAGTGCATTAAGACCAGGTTCTAACTCTTTTACGAGTTGACTTCTTGATATAGCCATTTTTTAGTCCTTCCTATTAAATACCAGCAGTATTAGCGTAGTGAAGACCTTCGTTGATTCTAACGAGATAGTTCCCGTTAGCACTTCCAGTTTCGCTGTTGTATTCATCAGAAACAACATCCACTATTCTAAATTGTGCTGTAGCTGCAGTAATTGTGCTAGAATCTAGTTCCATACCAGATCTTCCAGTTTTTGTACTACCAGCGTGTGTTGATACTAGATCAGCATTCGATCCTCTATTGGCAGGCCATGAGGCTCCAATATCGGTGCTGTCTTCTTGTGCTTCAAAAACAATGTTAGGATCGTCTAAAACGAACGCTACTGCATCACTTGCAACAGTGCTTGCAGGCCAGTGTTTTGAATATGTCGGCTTGCCATTTGTGTCAGTGTAAAAACATCCATTGAATACGCCAATTATGTTTGTTGCTCCTGCTGCGGCTACAGTGATTGTACCATCTGTATGCAGTTCAACAGCATCGCCTGTGAAAATATTACTAGAAAATCCACTTGCGATATCATAACTTGTTTGGCCGTTATTAAAAGGTGCTCCACCCAACATCTTTGCAGGTCTAAAACCGAACGGTGCGTCTTTATTTGCCATGGTTATAAGTCCTCCTTAACCAGTTAGTTGTTTTATAAGTGATAGGACTCATATCAAAAATTAATTTTTGTCGTTGCCTCTACCACTACCAAAAGTAACCCTACTATTCCTTTCGGAAGAGATAGGCATACTTCTATGCTGCTCCTTGAACAAATTGTTGTCTACAGACTCTTCTTGCGTTTTAGTTTGCTCTGCAAAATACTCCGCTCTCTGCTGTACAATTTCTTCTGGTATACGAGCAAGCAATAATCCACCAACTCCGATAACACCAGCGTGCGATCCATTTTCTATTGTAGGTGCGTGAAAATCTGGAAACTCATCAGCACGAACTAGCTCGAATCCTTCACGAAGTCTTCCAGCCATATTCTTTCTGTCTTCAGTTCCTAGAGTCTCAGCTCTTATCCACCTATGTTTAAATCCTGGAGGCGCCGGTGGCGCTTCTAAGCTTGACGGTGGGCGCCAAGGTTGTGCTCTCTTTGTTTTTTCACGAGAAGCATCGGTGCGTGAGGTCTTTTGGGTTTTATCTTCCATGCTATTACTCCTTCACGTATTTAGCGTATTCCTCCAGAGGTACTCCAAGTCTCTTGGCGATATGGACTTGGCTCGGAGATAGTCTAACTGTTTTGCGTCCTGATGTTGATTGCGTTGTTGAACGACCAGCAGAAGCTACGGGTTGGACGGGTCTCGTAGATTCCGAACTATTTACCCCAAACTTATGGGGAAACTCTTTTTTGATCCTATTGTCGATTTCGGCATAATACTCATCTGAGTTAGGATTGAATCCTTCCTCTTCTACTAGTTTTTTATGTATTCCAAAACTAGCGTAGGTCATTGCCTCATCTTTACCGAACCATGGGTTCTTTTCAGCCCAGGCCTCGGCTTTAGGATCTACTTTTTTAGGAGCAGGTTGAGGATCTTCAGTTACATCCTCCGCCTTATCCTCTTTTAAACTTTCCTTAGCTTCTTTTGTAGCCATTAGACGCTCATTGTCAATAGATAATCTAGCTATAGCTTTTTGAGCTGCTACTTGTGCTTCTGCATCTCCTGCTTGTATAGCGTTTGCTAAGTCTTGTTCTGCCTTTTTAGTTTCTATTTGTGTACGAGCTTCAAATTCTTGAATGTAAGAAGCGTCCAAACTATTTGATTTAGCTTTTAGTTTTTTATTTTCTTCTGCTACACGTTTTGCATATTGAAAAGAGGCCTGCTCTCTTCTTTCTGCTTCACGAAGCTTACCTGTAAGTTTGTTAATTCTAGTTTTAACTTTATCACTATATTCCTCAAGCTCTTCACCTTGAGTTTCTTGAGTTACAACTTCAGGTTGTGTGCTGTCTTGTGTTTCTTGTGTTTCTTCCTGTAAATTAACATCTACAGAATCTCCCTCAGAGGGGACACTAACGACAGATTCATCTTTCGCTGTATTTATTACTTGTTCTGGCATGGTTCCTCCATGTTATTAATATAAATGCAAGATATCCTCTGGATTCTTGATTGTTGCTAAAATTTCGTCATCATTTAAAATACGAATTTCTCCACCTTCTATTTGTAGGCGAGAACCTGCATATCTACCAAAGATAACCCAGTCTTTCTCTTTACACCACGGACCTTCCGGGAATTTGTTTATATCCTTATATGCATCTGGTCCTATACTTAACACATATCCACATGTCGTGCTGACTGATTGCATTTCAATAGTTTGATCTGATAAGATAATACCACCTTTTGTTTTACCTGTTCCTTTGTAAGGTAAAATTACTATTCTCCAACCTGTCGGTTTAGGTAATCTTTCAGTTAGTTTTTTTGGAATATTATTAGGATCAATCTTTTCAACTTGA